CCCCACCTGCGTGTGCGCCCCACCTGCGTGTGCGCCCCACCTGCGTGTGCGCCCCACCTGCGTGTGCGCCCCACCTGCGTGTGCGCCCCACCTGCGTGTGCGCCCCACCTGCGTGTGCGCCCTTTATGGGCAGACACACAGGACTGCCCCTACGGGATTGGTTTAGGTTGAATACGTATCGGCAAACAGATACCCGGCATAGGCGTCCACGACAACAATATCGGTTTCTTCCGCGACTTCGTACACATCCTGATGCCGGGCTGCTTCCCGCCATTTGGATGTCCGGCGGGGGACGCCGTTCTCATAGGCGATCCGGGCCTGCAAACCGGCGCACTGGACTTTCAATCCTATTTTTTTGGGCCGGTAGAACAGAAACCCCATGCCTTTTCCGGCATTGACTTCCCAGATGTCCACGGCATTGAAATCATCGCCGGCAGCGGTTTCCTCGGCGTCCGAATAGATGGCAGAACCCACCAGCACCTCGTCCAGGTCCAGCATGGCCGCAATCATCTCCCTGGTCAGCACGCCGCGCTGGGTGTACTTGATTTTGTCCAGCAGCGCGTCGATTTCCTTCATCCCGCCATAGGTCTTGTCGTCAAGCAGCAGCACGTTGGCCCGGCGTCCGATGGCCGCCTTGATCGCCAGCTGGGCTTTTTCAATATCCGCCAGAAAGGTGTTGCCGGTGGATGCCACCCACTTGCCCTCGGCGTCCTCGCCACCGGAGATCCCGTCCACCCAGGTCTGACCGGTGATCAGGGACGCCGTCCGGCGTTCCTTTTTCAGGTCCACCTTGTCCGTTGCGAACTCGATGGCGTCCGTGTCCGGGTTTAAGGCCGGCGCGCCCGCGCTTTTAACAAACCGCCGGTCTTCGTCTGTCACTTCCTTGGCAAACGCATATTCATCCGTGGCAATGGACACGGTGGTGAGCGGATATCCGCCCCGTTTGGCTTCGGTGCCGGGCGCCCGGATGCCGGCTTCGTCCCGGAACCAGGCCCCGCGCTGATACTTGGTGATTTTGGCCCGGGGGTCGGCCCCGTCTAAGATCGGAAACACCCGGTCGGCAATATAATCCATGTTCCGGTAGGCCACCGATACGTTGGCCAGCGGTCCGGCGACAATGGTTTCTTTAATGTTCGGCTGTGGCATTTTGTATGCTCCTTTCAGTTAAATATTTAGTTTATTTTGTCCCGCAGTGATTACACCTTACACGGTGATTGCCGGCGGTGCGGAGACGCCTGACAATCCGCAAAGCACCCACCCAACGGTATTATCCACATATTCCAGACACGCGCTGTCTCCGGCATCCGCGAACACAATCGTTGCAAACCCGGTGCATGTGGCCGGTGTCAGCGTGCCGTCGCCGTTCCCGTCAGCCACCAGGGTGATGGTCAGACGCTGTCCCGGCGTGCCGTTGGCCAGGGTCAACGCCTCAGCATCGTCTCCGGTGGTTTTGGACACGTGCCGGTGCGTCACCGGGATCGCCAGTTCGTCCGCCGCCACCGCCACATTGCCTTCCAGCCAGTTCAGGGTCCGCAGGGGGACAAGAAGGATACCGGCCAGATCATTTTCTGCGCCGGCGGACTCAACAATCACCCCGACAGGGTGTTGTGTTTCGGCCAACGCCTGGGCCTTTCCGGCATCGGCGGCACCGACATATTCAAGGCCTGCCAGCGCGCCCACGGCAAGGGCCGCATTGGCAACCACCTTGCTGGTGCCGCCGCATCCGATGGGCCGCACCGACGCGGCCTGTCCGGACTCCGGCGCATTTTGCAGAATGCCGAATGGTACATCGGTTGCGGCATCCGGGAGGCGTACCTTTTTCGTTGACGCGTCAAGTACCACGATATGGTATTGATAGTCGGAAAGGTCTTCATTCGCCTCACAACTAAAATCGATTACCTTGTTTTCGGTTGTCATGGATTTACTCCTTGTTTTTAAGGGATTCGGTGTCCCGTTAATAATTATTTGTCAGTTGATCATTGTTGGCAGGGATGAAAAATTTTTCATCCTGAACGGGTGAATGCGTATTCGCCCCTACCGTCTATGAAATTTCCTGCTGATACTCCGCAGCCAGGTCCGGGTGCTCGTCCATGACCTCGGAAAAGGCCGCCGAATAGGTCATGTCCTTGTTTTCCGTTAAGCGCGTTTTCACCAGGCCTTCCAGCTTTTTTCCGGCATTGCCGCCTTTCACGTCCTTGTCGCGCGAGGCCACTTCGGAAAAATCGATCAGCTTGGGCAGGCCTGACACGAAATCGGTAAACCAGGCCAGGCCGGTCTTTTTCTCGCTGCCGTCGCCTTCACCGAACTCGATGACCGTTTCGGCATCCAGCGCTTCCATGAACTCGGCCAGGCCCGCATTCGCCCACGCCGGCGCAATGGTCCCGTTTTTGATGCCGTCGGCAATGAAAATCTTGATCGTTTCTTTGGTTTCGGCGTTTTTCCGGTTTTTCTCGGCTTCGGCAAATTCGGCCGCCGCCTCTTTTTTGCCTTCTTCTTTGGCCGCTTTTGCGGCTTCGGTTCTGGCCGCTTCCACATCCGCTTCCGTGAAGCTGGCATCGGGTTTCCGGTTGCCGGACGGCGGGAGGAAATCACCCATGTCCGCGTCCGGGTCGTCCTGGATTTTCTTCCAGAACTTCATGGCGTCAACAAAATCTGAAAACTTCATCTTGTTCTCCTTTTTGGTTGGTGTTTTGGTTTCCGTAAACTCAAAACTAATTGCATTGTCATCCTCTGAAAAATTCACATCCGCCAGCCCTTTGACCGCCGGGGGCATGGCCCCGAGCCAGCCCACATGCCGGAGCCGGCCGTCCGGATAAAAGGCCGCGGACCGTTTCTTAAACCGGCCGGACTTGACGGCGTCCGCAAATTCCGGCACCACCTGCTTGAATTTGGCATACAGCCGATTGGCGCCGTTTTTCGCTTCTGCCTTCAGGTTTGACACCCAGCCGTAGGCCGGCGTGTTGTCTTTCGGGTGACCCAGCACGGCAGGCGGTTCATGGTATGACGGATCAAAAGAGGAAACCGCCGCATCGATCAATGTATCCCCGTTTCGTTCCACGCCATTGCTGTCCTTCTGGCGGCCCCCGGCAAATATTTCCACCCAGTCGTCGAACCCGTTAGCCTCGGTTTTTTTGCTCATCGTCGTAATTTCTCCTTTTTCCATCGGCACCGGGTTTCAAATCCCGTCAGGAAGCCGTTTAAAACCCGTTTAAATTTTACGATCGGTTATTGCCCCGTATCCTAAGTCGTATTTTTTAAGATCGTTTGAATTTGGGCCGCTGAGCGATTCATATTTTTAGGACGGACACACAGGTCCGTCCCTACGATCCGTTTTCCAGATATTTCCCCAGCATGGTCATAATTTCCGTCCAGTCCTCGGCCTGGATCATCAAAAACGGCCGGTCCGGGATGTCTCCCCAGGGTAATTGCTGCTGACGGGTGTGGCCCTTTACATCAATAGTCTTTGGTGATTCCAGGACCCTGCCGAATGCCTTTTCAATGGTTCGTTTATGCGTCTTTACATTTACGGCCTTTGTGCCGAATTCGCCTTTTTCCGCACCAAAATGGTGGACGGCCGCATATACCACATTGGTGCCGACGGCCACTTCGTCTTTGGAAACTTTTGCATATCCTTCCGGGTGTCCGTGTGCTACGGAAAACGAATTTCTCAGCCGGCCGGAATCCAGAAGCGTCTGGCCGCTGTCGGATTTGGCCCGGCTGGATTTTTTCCATTTGCCCGGCCGGCCCCCGGCACGGAAGTTTCGCACCACCGACGCACGGACGATTTCGCCGATTTCTTCCATTGCCGGCGTTATATCCGAGATGCGGGCCGCTATCTGTTTCAGCAGGGCATGAATTTCTTTGTCCTGAATATCGATATTGACGGTCACGCCTGACACTTGACAAAGCTCCTAAATATGATATTATTTTTTCATCGGATCGCCGGACCCTTCCGGGGGATAATAAAGGCGGCCCGTGTGCCCAGACGCCGGTAACGGCTGGGCTTTTTTATTTTTCACGAAACAGTAAAACGCCCTTTCGCTGCTTTTCCAGGTATTCAATCACGGCTTTTTCCGTTTTTGATCCTACCTTTGGGGTAAACGTTGTGGCCGCCTGCCATTTTCTTCCGCCCACCAGGTTCCATACGGCGAATCCGCCGATTTTCTTTCCCGGTGTTGAAAACAATCGGATCAGCCGGAGTACCGGCATAGGTCGTCCGGCAACCCTGGCAGGGACCTGCCAGATTTCATACGGGTTCAAGATCGTGCGCGCGAGTAAGCGCATATATGGTGCCCGGCCGGCTTGCGCCACTTTCCACTTCCCGGTTTTCTTATCGATAAAAAAACCCTTATCCACGGGCACGGCAATGTTGCACGGCAGTCGATGGATTACGCCGCCGTTGATATCGTCCACCCCGAATTCCTTTAAAAAAGCCCGCACGTAAGTTTCCGGTTTTTTTCCGGGCAAAAGAATGTCCGATTTTGACACCGGCAGCACATGCCGGGAATCGATATCCGCCAGGGGCGGTTTGCACACGGCATCGGCAAACATGCCGCGCCCGTTTTTGCAGATCGCCGGCATGGGCAGGTCTTCTATTTTGTCCGCCAGTTCCGTGGGCGACAAACCGGACAGCCACTCTCTGCCCTGGTTTCCTGAAAAACCGTTATCCGGCATTAACGGCCGGGCCGGCATCTTATTGCCTGTTTTCAGGTCAACCGGCTCAAACAATTTGCCCGTGGGATCATTGGTTTCCAGTTTCAGGCCGTCGCGTTTCATTTCACTTTCCGACAACGTGGTAACACCGCACCGGCACCGGTAGCCGTTGGGCGGGTACCAGGTGTTCCAGATCGGGTGGTCATAGCGAAAAATTTTTCCGTCCATTTCCCGATGGGCCGGACGGGTCCGGGAATCGTTGATCGCGTCATACATCCAGTACGGCCGGTTTTTCGTAACTTTTTGCATCTGCGCATACCGGCCGGACATGTAAGCGCTTTGCAGATTGGTGCGGAAGATGATCTCCAGGCGCACCCCGCTCCAGTTCTGCTGGTCGATAATATCGGCGATCCGCTTTTTAAATGTTTGAAACGTGGTGCCGTCGGCAACGGCTTCATGGATGGCGTTCTGCACCTGGCTGACCTGATCAAGACGGTGGAGCCCGCTCACATAAAATCCTTTGGCCTGCATCTGCTCTGCCAGCTCATCAAAATCAGGACGGGCCATGGGCACCTTGTCTTGCCAGAAGACCTGGGCCTCTTTCATGGGCAGGTTTTTGAGTTTAACTTGCGGCATACCGCCCCCACATATCTGCGGCCATCATGGCTGTTGATAACAGCTCATCGAGTTTTTTTGATGCATCCGTATCGCCCATGGCCTCGGCCAGCAAAATATGCAGGTCCTCGTAGGATTCTGCCTTGTCGATGGCGTCCTTGACGGCATTTGCAATTTTATCGGAATGCGGCCCGGCCTCTTTTAATACATCATCGATCAGATCCTCAAGCGCCTGCTGGTCGGGCGTAAATGTTTTGTTTTTTGATTTTTCCGCAAATTCTTTGTTTTCTTTTCTTTCTATAGCGTCCGGATTTTTGTCCGGGGCAGATCCACGGCCCAGGGTTTCCTCCCCTTCTTCGGGTTCGGGAATACCGTAAGTGTCGTAAAAGTATTGACGGCCGACTTTCAGCCCGATTTTGTTGACCAGGATTTCATCGCGTTCGGCCAGGGCCTTCAGGTCCGACTCCGGATCGGTGCGAAGCCAGAAGTTGGGGTACTGTGTGACGCCTGAAAAATTGTAATCCACAATCCAGCGGATGAGCGTCGCGTTGTACACCTCGGCGATCAGGTCCGCGTCGGCTTTTTTCCGGTCCTGGCGCACTTCCTCCTGGGAGTCTTCATTGCCGAGTTTGCCGGGGGTCCCTTCCGTGGATGCGACCTGGCCCAGCACCGCCTTGGAGATGATTTTGTCCATGTACTCGCACAGGGTTTCATAGGTCACTTTTCCCTGTCGCGTGGCCTCCAGCAGTTCGATAATCATATTGTCCGGAACGGTGATGCCGGTTTCATTCTGTATGGCGTCAATGGCGTCTAAGAGCTTTTCCTGATCCTCCTTTGACGTTCCCGGCGGATACTTTCCCACGCCCGTGGGCATGCCGAATTTTTCCAGAAAGATCATCCAGTATTTGATGCCGTGTTTTTTAAACCACACCGGCCACCAGAGCTTCTGCCCCAGTCCCTTGCCGTAGGGATTGTCGGATGATCCGAACGTGAAAAGGATGAATTTTTTGTCCGGTACGGGTTCGCCGTCAATCATGTTCGAAGGTGTCAGCAGCCGCAGCTCCCGGTCCGTGGAAAAAGCAAACCGGCGCGGATGCTTGCTGATCAGCTTTTCCGGCAGCCATGCCCCGTTTTTCGATGTCCATATGACCTCGGACACATAAAACCCGTACAAAAGGGCCTGCATCAGCTCAAACACCGACTGGGTGAAGTTCATGTGCTTTAAGGCATTGTCCACAAAATCCGCAATTTCAACAGACCGGGCCGAATCATCTGCCGGCGTGATTTCCCGGTCGCACCCGGCCACGGCCAGGTACCGGGTTTCCAAAACAGACCCCGCATGGCCGTCACGGTCCACGTCGTCATACAATTTCAGGCCGGCGCCGCCGGCTTCAGCCAGTACGATCGGGTCGGGATTTTCCAGGCGTGTCAGCCAGCCGGAAAAGATATCAATGTCTTTTTCCGTGGTGGCAATCTCGTTTGTGATCGGTTTTTTTGTTGATTCTTTGGTCTCTTCAGCCATTTAATACCTCGATGCCGCGCTCATGGAATCCCTGCGGCGTCCGGTGGATTGAAATTCGATTTTATATTCCGCACCGGTGCGGGCCCGGTAATCCGCCAGCAAACCGGCGATGGCACTGTCACCATGGCGCTGACCGGCCTTATCGGTTTTACCCTGGGGCACCCTGGGCACACCGCGAACCAGTTTGACGGCCCGGTGATCCTCCAGCACGTCGTCATGACGGACAATGGTGGTTGTCCGGTCTTCAAATCCGGCCTTGTATTTCGGGAATTCCTCCCGGTAAAAATTTTCCGTAAACTGGATGGAATCCACCATGAATTCCCCCCATTCGTCGGTGGCCGCTTCCGCGATATATCCGCCGTTACCTCCGGCATCAATCGCGCACCCGGAAAAACGCGGCATGGCGTTGCCCAGGGCTAAAACCACTTGTTCCTGCTGTTTGTAGGGCACATTGTGCAACTCCACCAGAAACGGCCACCGATTGTGCAGGGTGGCCCCGATTTCCACGGGCACGATATCGGACATATCGCCGACACGAGCGAAATCCATTCCAAATAAATGGCGTCTGGCCGGGTCCAGTTTGTCCAGTTCCGGCTGGAGAATATCCTTGATCCAGTCGGCCATTTCCGCCCGCCGGACCGGCTCTTTGGCCAGATTAAATGCTTTTGATCCGTCAAACCGAAGCAGCGGCGCATCCGCCATGCAGGCTTCCACCAATGCGCGGGGCAGGTAGGTTCCGCCGCCATATGCCGGAATGCAGAAAAGTTCTTCATCTTCATTGGGGCGATAACGCTTGATGAGCTGGGACCGCCATTTTTCTTCCGCTTCTGCGTTCCATTCTTCCCCTTTGACTTCGCAGATCTTTCTGTAAAGACCGTCTGCAAGGGCTTCATCCAAGGTCACCCGGTGAATGGAATAATCGTTTTTACCGGCCCTGGCATCTTGGATCAGTCCGTTGAACGGGTTGTCATCCCCGTTGTGCGTGCTGATAATCCGGACGGTACCGCCCCACATGGTCATGGCCATGGCCGCTTTTAAAAGCGCTTCAATATCGTCTACAAATGCTGCTTCATCCACGACCAGGCGTTCCCGTGGTCGGCCCTTGCTTCGCAGGTTTCTCGGATTGCTGGAAAATGTCTGGATTTTGAAGCCACTGGCAAAGGGAATATCGAACACATGAATGTCCCGGCCGTCATCACGGGTTAAAACCTGCTCTCCGATTTCTCCGGCCGCTGCATGGAAAACCTTTGCCCATGTGGCGCAATCCTGGATAAAGCCGGATGTCATCTCCTTGTCATAGGATATGTAGTAGACGTTCGCACCGCGATCCGCGTCCGATGCATGCAACACCGATTCCGCCGCTTCGGCATAGGACAGGCCGATACGACGGCTTTTTTCGATGATCTTGACCGGAGAAACATCCTTGTTCCACCGGATCTGATATGGTAGCAACACCGAACTCATGAAGACATTTCCGTCATAATTGCGGCCCGGAGCGCATCAATGGTTTCAGCGCTGGTGCCTTGTTTTTTCGCAACCTTTTCAACCGCCCTGGCCGCCTCGGCCTTGGCCGCTTCCCGTTCCTGCTTCCGGATCCTTTCTTCTAACTGGAGGTTTTCTGAAGCCGCCTTTTCCAGGCGGTACACGGAAATGGCCAGGCTTTTTAACAGTTTCGGATCAATGGGTTCATCTTCCGGAGATTCATGGGCCCGCATGGCCGTCCGGAAAGCCAGGGTGCGGACCATTTCGTTAAGTAATTTTCCCACTTCGCCCTGGGGCTCGGCACCTAATTGCCCGATCCACATTTTTGCCACTTCGCGGGTTTCGCGCAGTTTTGCGCCCACTTCCGCCATGCGCACGGCATACCGGTTGACGGCTGATTTACTCAGCCGGTCGTCATGGCCTTCGGCCTCGAGGATCGCATTGATCCGGGCCGTGGCATCCAGTTGGGTCACGCGCGGATCACGAAGCAGCTCCTGGAGTTTTTCCCGGATGTCGTCAGGGAGCCGGTCGATGGATGATTGCTGTTTTTTTTTCGGCATATGTTTTTTCGGTAGGGGCAGACCTGTGTGTCTGCCCTGTTGGGGCGAATGATTATTCGCCCGTACAATTTATGGGCACACACGCAGGTGCACCCCTACAATTCGATGTTTGATGTTCAATGTTGGATGTTGGATGTTCATCTGTTTCATCCCCTCGGGCCGGGTCTTTTGACCCCGGACACGGTGGCCCGTCCGCATGCCGCATCCGCGCCGCGCGCGGTCAGAACAGCGATCCGAATGTCGGATATCATGTCAATGGTGATCAGGTTCTGTTCGGCCAGCCAGTCCATTTCCGTCCGCACCCGGTCCCGGCTCACATGATGGCCGAACGCGCCCAGGGCGGAAAGAAGGACCGATTCATTAAGCGAATAGTCGGAGACTTCCTCCAGGCACCGCAACATGACCAGCCGGATATCCTCTGAAATCAATTGTTCGAAATTTCCCACGTTACCACCCTTATGTATTGATGAGATGTTCGTTAATCAGGTCCACGGCCCGGTTGATGCCGGACAGTCGCCCCTTGGTTTCCGACAGTTTCGTGTTCATATCGGCAATGGCGTTTTTCAGCCCGGTAATGCTTTCCTGGGTCGGTACATGTTTCATGTCGTTTTCAATGCATACGATCCGGGTCTCATGGTTGCCGATCCGCGCGTCCATATTGTTGATCCGGGCTGTTTTCACCCGCTGGCGGTTGGCCAGCCAGACATAGATTGTCATGCCGATGGTGCCGATGGCCGGCAGCGAGGCGATTAATTCATGATAAAATTCAGCAATCGTCACATCATCCTCCGTTCCAGTTGTTCATGTTCCGCCTGGCATTCCGCGCACCGGGCGCAGCCTTTTGCGGCCATGCGGCGGGCCTGGGGGATGGGCTCACCGCAATCGGCGCAATGGGTGTGTGATTCACCCGTGGGCATATTTTTTTTGATGCCCGCCATGGCTTCGGCCAGGTGACGGTCGCTCGTGATCCGGGCGCGGTCCGCTTCATCCATTTGTCGCTTCGCTCCGGTGGTCAGGGTTCAGGGTAGGGGCAAAATATTTTTTGCCCCTACAGTGTTCAGGGTTCAGGGTCTTTCCTGACACCTGACACCCGACACCCTTCCAGTTGCTCCGTAATCCATGCTTCATATTCATACCGTTCCTTGAGCCAGGCAGGCGTTACTTCATAATTGCCGTTGGGCAGTGCCTTGATCACCCGCTCGGAGGGGATCACCACAACTTGGGTTTCCGGGCTTTTGAACAACGCGCATCCGGTCAAAAGCAGCAGACAGACCAGACACATTACGATCCGCCAGGGCCTTATCAAAGCGGTTGATTTTGCCTTCATAGGATGATTCCTGTTTTTTATGGTCCAGCAGCCATTCCAGCCCCAGGGGGATGAGAATGACGATTAATTTGATGATCGCGGAAATCATTATTTAATCCAGCCGTAGGGGCAGACCTGCGTGTCTGCCCTGTTGGGGCGAATGATTATTCGCCCGTACAATTTATGGGCGCACACGCAGGTGCGCCCCTACGATGTTAAACCGTTTTTTCGTTCGTGGCCCCGGTCCCTTTGGTCTTGGCCAGGATCGCCTCAACATATTCCTGGGCCTGATCCCTGGATATTTTCGGGGCCGCCTGCAGCACCTGGGCAACGGCGATATCCAGTTTTTCGTTTCCGGATACTTTGATGTTCGCGGTTTTGAGCTTTTTCGCCGCCATTTCCTCGGCCAGGGCGATTCCTTTGGCGGCCGCGTTCTGGATCATCAGTTCCGCATCAATCAGGGCGTCGATTTTATATTTATTCCCTATCTTGATGACGGCCCAGCCGATGAGACCGATCAGCAGGGCATTGATCACGGGAAACAGGGTGTTTGTAAAAAAATCCGCCAGGGCCTGGCCCAGGGGGGTCCCGGTTGCGTCGGTAACCGGGACGGCTGCCAGGCAGATCACCGGCAGCAGACAAAAGGCCGTAAAACTGACAAGCATGATGATTAATGCGATATAGCCTGATTTTTTCATGATGAACTCCTTTGTATTAATTTTTTGGGTCATTATAATATGCATGCTACGTCTCCAGCCGCGTCAGCCAGCCCGGAATATACAACGGGTTTAAATTTTTATAATGCGCATATGCCTCGCCCTTTAACGCGCTCATCAGCGCCTCATCATACGGGCAGGCATGAATGACGGAAATGGTGACGGGGCCGATAAATCCGTCAACGGCCAAAGGCTTGTTTGTGATGATTTTTGCAATTTTCTGACGCCATCGGGCCGCGCGGCGGGGCGGCACCATGCCTGTGCAGACCGTGTTTACGGCCCGCTGAAGGAACCGTACAGCGGTTCGCGAACCGCAGTTGACCCCCAGGTCAAAGACCTTGATGGCAAGATCCGGGGCCGTGGCCGCCAGCAGATGCAGTTTGGGTTTTTTCCAGAAGTCCTGGTAATAGATCCGTTTGGCCAGGACGCGGTCCAGGCCGGATATTTCGATGTTCGGATAAGACCGCTTTGAGATGCCGTATTTTGTCTCTCCGCCCGGATCTTCCGGGTCAAACACATATCCCTTTTCGTGGTCCAGGGTGATGTTCACGGCGATGTCGAAAACGGCATCCGGTTTCGGGCTGGTTTCGTGTTGCTGCAAATTGATAATCCCCGATATTGTTCCGGCGTTTTACCCGGATGACCGGCCTGTCCGGCCATCCGGGTAAACACAGGAGGTAACAGTGAAAAAACGTGTCTTCGGGAATCATAATAAAGGAAAAAAATATAAATGTCGTGTCGGTTAGGCAGGGTTTGGCACAGAATCTTTAAAAAAACGGATTGATATCAATCGTGATGCTGATTTTAACCTGTTTGGGCCATTTAAGCCCCCTGGCGGCCAGGTGTTCGAGCGTAAAACTTTTCGCCCCTGCGGCATGCTGAACCGGGGAATCGGAGAGGGGCGCATCATTATTCGTTTTTGTTGTCCCAGGTGCCTGCGCGGGCGAATGATGATTCGTCCCTACGGGCGTTTTCGTGCCGGGCGTTTTTTTCACATGCCCGGACTTTCGGGTTTTATCGTACGCGCGGTGGCAGATTTTGCACTGGGCTTCCACTCCGCCCGCGCAGGCCGCATGTGTGTAAAAATCGGCCAGCAGTTTTGCCTGAAGGCATTTGGAGCAGATTTTGCCTTTGATCTCGCCCGATTCATCCACCAGCACGGGCTTGCTTTTTGCCAGGCGGCCGGGTTGTTCATACAGCGTCACGCCGTCAATGACATGGGCGCCCGCGTTATCCGGTTTTTCCATCATTGTCTCCTTTCTGGTTTTTTCGCCGTATCCTTGGCTGTACAGCCGGGCGCCGATCTCGCAATCCTTGCAATGGGAGTCATCCCATCCCGGCTGCTTGTTGTGTCCCCAAACCGTTGGCTGGTTCGCGTTTCGGTACCGCAGCGCGCACGTGCGCTCCGGGATTGTTGTTTTGTGTTTGTACGGGCAGGTGATCATGCCGGCTCCTTTTTTTTGTTATGGATGAAAAAATGTCCGTATTTGCCGTTTTTTCATCCAATCAATCCGTAGGGGCGGACCTGTGTGTCCGCCCATAAATTGTACGGGCGAATAATCATTCGCCCCAACAGGGCAGACACACAGGTCTGCCCCTACGATTCAAAATTCGATGTTGGATGTTGGATGTTGGATGTTCATTTTTATCCAAACCCCGGCGAATCCATGGTCTGTGTATCCGGCCGGTCATCCGCGTGTTTCCGATGGCAGGTCCGGTTCCGCTCCAGCCAGTCCGCGAGCTCATCATACCGTACCCGGTGATGTCCCCGCGTCATGTAACTGTCAATGGCCCACGGATTGGCCGGCGTGCCGTCCATGCCCAGCTCATACGCCGTCACATACCGCCAGAAGGTGCGGGAGGAAATCCCAAGGACCCGGATCACTTCTTTTCGGTTGTAGCTCGCTTTTTTGCGCATTCCGCATTGTTTCAGTATGCTGTTGAGTGTTTCATGGGGCGTCATGATCGGCCGTCTCCTGTTTTTTAATTGATACCATGGGCGTGTGAAATACCACCCACGCCCGAATAAAATAGGGTTTTCCAAAAAGGGTTTTATACGTCACCCGGTAATGCCATCCCGTCATATCTACGGTGATGGGCTTTTTATATGCCAGCAGGAACCGGACCCACCAGGGCGCGTATGTCACGTCCGTCATATCCCAGATGATTTTGACGTCAGCCGCAGCGCGCTGCTTGTTTCCGGTTTCCTGTCTCATGGTTCCTTTGTTAGGTATAAGGTTTAAGGTATAAGGTATAAGGTATAAGGTATAAGGTATAAGGTTTAAGGTTTAAGGTTTAAGGTTTAATCCTTCGGCCCTTCAGCCTTCCACCTTCAACCTATATAAGCGAATGATGATTCGCCCCTGCCGCCTATTCATTCAGGTCCCATCCCTCGCGCTGTGCCTGCTTCCGCAACGCGGTGATGATTTTATATAGCTGGTTCTCCGGCACCCATGCCATTTTGTCCACCTTGCAGATCCGCTTTGCGATTCCGTCCGCATAGGCCCAGGATTTATCACCGATGGTCAGCAGCGCTTCGATTTTCCGCAGTTGCGCGGACCGGGTCAGCTCCGGCCGGCCTTTTGTTTTCTGCGCAAAACCGGCGTCTTTTAAGTGTTCAAGCACAATTTTGCGCCCGCCCGGAGACAGATCCGCCGCAGACCGCACCCCGCACAGAATCCACAGCATGTCCCGGTACGCGTCGTCATCCATGCCAAGCTGCTTTTTGGCGATGTGGATCTTTGCCAGCTCGGCATTTCTGTATTTTCCGGGGTATTTTCGAGGGTTTGCCATAATTTATCTTCCGTAGGGGCGAATAATGATTCGCCCGCGCGGGCGAATAATGATTCGCCCCTACATGTCCGTCATGTAAATATTTTAATGTTCTCTCCCGCCACCGGCCCATCCGGCGACGGGATGAGGAGGAAAACAATGAAACACACGGGCATGCTCATCAGGCCGGGGCGCCCGTCTCCCGGCGATCACGCCGTGGGGCGTGATTTCGCATTTTTTTCCTGTTTCCTGTCTCCAGTTTCTGGTTTCTTGTCACGCCACCTCTTCCAATTCCGTTTCAAACGGGATGATCACAAAATCCTCGGCCTGTTTGATGGTCACGCCGGGGATGGTGGCCGCCACGTCCGGTTCGGCCAGGAGCGCGTCTTTATTAACGTCAACGCTGACCCTGAGAAATCTGTCCAGCCCCAGCCGTTTCATGGTCTCAATAATGTTTTCCTTGCCCCGCAGCGTCACGCGCGGCGGCCGCATCCGCCATTTGATTTCACCGGCCGCAAGGTTGGCGAACTTGACCTTGCCGTTGCTGGTGATGGCCATCCGGTTGGCCTCGCACCAGACCTGAACCCCGGCCGACAGGGCACGGATTTCGTCGGCTTTCGGGCGGGCCTGTTCTTCGTATTGCTGTTTCAATGCGGCGATCGCGTCATTCATGGCTGTTTCAATGCGCTTTCGTTCACGCTGGAGCATGCCGATTTTAGCGATATACTCCGTGCATGATTCCCGGCTCTGGGGCACCGGGTATTGAATCGCGTCGTTTTTGAGTTTCGTCACCTTCTTTGCCATAATCCCTCCCTGTGATTTTGTGTTATTTCGTAGGGGCGCACCTGTGTGTGCGCCCTGCGTATGCATGCAAAGGGCAGACACACAGGTCTGCCCCAACAGGGCAGACACACAGGTCTGCCCCAACAGGGCAGACACACAGGTCTGCCCCTGCGGGTCAATGATTCTTGTGTCCGTTAATCTCAACAACCACCCGGTTTCCGGCGTCCGAGAGATGCAGCCCGTGTCCCGCGTCTAAAGCCGCAATCAGTTCGTCGTAATATTCCGGGTTGTCGATATACGTGCCGAACGTGATGTTTAACAGGGTTCCGATCTTGTTTTCAATAAACCGGTTCCCGAGTTCGTCGATCCGCTCGGGGGCTAATTTTGTTAGTTTTTTCATACGGTCATCCTTTCGTTTTCCAATCGGTTGATAATCCGCTTGCAGAGCGTAATTGCATCATCTGCGGATGCTTCCTCCCTTGCCGCCAGGCCGGAGCAGACCAGCCGGTTTAAATTCACCGTATCCATCACCAGCGGGTCGGGTGTAAACTCCGCGACATTCGGTTTTACGGCCTTGTTCCGGCCTTTTAACGTCAGCCGCCAGAGCTTTTCTTTGCCGGACCCGTAAGTCGACCGGACGCCGGCCTGCTTGATATAGCCGTCCGCCCGGCATCGGCGAAACAGTTTATACACATAGGCAATGGTGGTCTCCGCCAGCATGGCGATATCGGATGCGGAAAATTTCCGCTTGGCCTTCATGGCCCGCCAGATCTTTTCCGTCACATCAAACACCGGCTTTTCAACAATCGGCACAAACTTGTAGACGCCATGCGACACCCGCTCCAGTTCGCCGCTTTTCGCCAGGTTACCGAAGCTGGAGTCAATCTGGCGGGGCGTGAAATCCAGGGCCTTTTTCACTTCCCTTTTTTTGATGATCCCGTTGGCCGCCGCGTAGTTGCGCAGCATTTCCGTGGGGCTTTGTTTTGCCGTATCCGTATCCTGGGCCATCTACGCCTCCTTCTCCGGGCTCGGCTCACGGTGCCGGTCCGGCAGGGTGGCCACCAGGTCAATATCAATTTCCGTCAGGTCGTTGGCTTTGGCCCGGATCTCTAAGTCCCGCAGGTCATGATACAGGGGCCGGAAATCGCCTTTGCACCGCCGCCGCAGACCGGAGGCGGCATTCGGTTTGATTTTTAAGCCGCATGCCTTCATGGCGAGCAGGACAATATCGGAAAGCTCAACCGGCCCGAATTCCACCGTCCGGGTGACCCGGCCCCAGAGACGCGCCCGCGAGTGCAGTTTTCCGTAAAGCTGGGGCTCTCCCACCAGCACGATGGGCACGCCCGTGGCGTCATGGATGTCCCGCAAATGCTCAATGCAGTTGATGCACAGCTTGTCTGCCTCATCAATGAGCAGGGTTTTCGGGTTGTCGTCCATTTCTTCGACAATGATCCGTTTGGCCCTGGCTTTTGCGCCAGGACGCATCTTGTTGAGCTCGTAACAGATATCCTGAAGCATGGCCGTGGGGGACAGCTCATTATTGATGTAATAATGAATCGCCGGCGTGTCGGTGGCGTATTTCTCCAGGCACCGGGACTTGCCGCGCCCGGTTTTCCCCCACACCACCATCAGGCCGGGCTGTCCTTTGACCGTGTCCTCAACCACCGATACCGCCTCCCGGAATGCCGTCACCCGGGATGTGACAATAAATTCGTTTTTCATGTGTTCGCGTTCCTCCTTTTGTGGTTTGGCTTGCCCGTCACCCGTAAGGGAGAATAATAATTCGCCCCTACAGAATTGATTTTAAATCCTCAAACCGCTGCCGGTAGTTTTCATATTCCGGACGGGTTTCAAAATCCGTCATAAAATCCGCGTCCGCATCATCTACGACCTGCCCATGCGCGTGGATGACCTGAAAGCACCATTCATAATGCGCCAGGTCCGATGCCCAGTATTTGGGCTTTTGGATTTTCGGTTCGTTTGCCTGTTCATTCGCTGCCTGTTCAACCACCGCCTCAAGGCGTTTGACTTCCGTTTTTGACAGTCGGGCGGGTTTTTCGGTGCCGGGTTTTTCTTTTTTTTCCGGCAGGATGGGGGCTTTGTGGTTAAACGGCAGGATATTGAGGCTGTCGGCGGAAGTCCTGGTAACGCCCAGGGCGGCCAGTTGTTTTTTTGTTGACTTTGCCAGGCGTGCCTGGCGTTTATTCTCCGCCATCACCCGGTCAAGGGATGCCTGGTCGGCGAATGTTTTGGCCAGCGGATGGCACGCGGCCACCGGATAGGCTTCGCCCAGGTAAATGCCGTCTTTTGTGTAACACCAGATCCGGTTCAGGTCCGCCGTGTCCACCATGGCGCAGATTTTTTCGTTGCGGGAAAGGTTGTGCAGGCAGTCGGATTCATAATCGATGTTCCATAAGGTGACCCGGCAGTTGCGCGGCGACACCATTTTTCGCAGCAGAAAATCATGGTTTAACTGGACCGTGTCCACGCCGGGGCCGCGCTCCGGCATGAAAACATCTGCCGGAGCCGCTTTCAGGCCGCTGTGGATCTGCTTGGCGTACCAGGTAATATACGCCTCAATAAACAGGGCCGCGTCCCGGATGGTGGGCACCCAGTTCCGAGTGCGGGCCTTGTGCCAGGCTTTGTGGAATTTTTCATTGCGGTGCATCCAGGCCGGCTTGGTGGCGATGGAGTCCCCGCAATAGCTGGGCATGATGAATTCAAACTGGTCCTGGAAGGTCTTGAAAAACCGCTCCACTACTTTAGACCGGCCGTTATAGGGTTTGGCGAAAAATACGGCCGTGCCCACCCGTGCATACAGCCCGGTCATTTCCGTAAAATCCGGGTCCGTTTCCATGAACAGCTTGGATTTAAACGCCCGGCCGTTGTCCAGGTAGACCGAATCCGGGTACCGTCCCAGGGTCTGCACCGCGTTTCGGAAGGCCGCCAGAATGGAAATCGTATTTTCCGTCGGCATGATCTGCCAGCCGCACGGGTAGCGCGAGGCCCAGTCGAAAAACACGATGAGCGCCATGCGGGCCGGCCGGCCCGTGTCCGGATGGATGATATTGAAATTAAGGGTCTTGCCGTCGGCCACCAGGCACTGGCCGACAGAAAGCAAGCTGGCGTCACGGCTGATATACGTTCCGAACCGGTCCTGATATGCCTTCATGCCCTCCCGGGACAGACAGATCACACCGGCATTGAATTTTTCATAGTCTTTCAGCCAGCGCCGGAACGTGCTGTCATCTGCGGGTTCGGCCATGCCCTGTTTTTTAAGGGTCATGCGGGCCGCCCGGATGGCCATAATCACCGATGGCCGGTGAGGATGCAGGTAGCACTTTAAAAACACGGCCTTGGCTGCCTCGGACAGTTTCCGGCCCTTGTATTTGGTGGTGCCGTGCTTTTTCCACCCGCCCCGGCCGTCGCACAGGCAGAGATAGTTGTCGTCATGGTCGCGCAGCTTTTTGTCCAGGCTGTCTATTGTCCGCTCCTTGATTTCACCGATCGTTTCATAGATCGACGGCAGCAGCACACCGGCATTATATGACAACAGGAAAGCATCGATCGCTTCACGCTTTTTGCCCCAGGGAGCGCGTTCTTTGGTCACCCGGAAGGCATGCACCAGGGTGTATTTGGCCAGGCCGATCTTGTTCGCCTTTTTCGGCACCGGCGTATCTGACAAATACGGCGCCGGCAGGTTACCGCCAGCGGTCTGCCGGTTGACAATCTGCTGCCGCACGTCCACCGGCAGGAGATCCCGCACGAAAAACCGCTCGGAACCGCCCTGTTTTTTTCGCCGGACGGACGGCCATTGATTTTTGACCGCCTGAAGGCGCACCGCTTTCTGACCCGTTCCAACGGCGGCGGAAATTTCAGATTCAGTAATCAGGTTCATGGGTGGCTCCTAAATTAATCGTCTGATTCAACCAGTTTGATGAGTTGTTTCAGATAATTCACTACTTCTGTGCGTTTCATGGTTTTCCAGCCGGCGTTGCGCTCCTCTGAGATGATATCCAGCATTATCTGGTATTGGCGTTTAAATGCCGGTGTCACCAGGTCGGTGCGGTCCACCGCATCTTTGATATTGATCACCCGCTGGCGGGAGGTCTCACCGGAAACTTCCTTCACCGCCTTCTGGATCAGCGACGCCGTGAGTTTGGCGCCGGCGTTCAGCTCGTCCAGGACCCGCTCCCAGGCCCGGATCTGGTCCTCGGGGGAGAGTTTGGTGAGTGGGCGGGTCTGGCGTTCGTTGATGGGGAGGATTTTGGGTTGATCGGTGTCTGCCATGGCAGACATTTTTGTCTCATCAGGAATGTCTGCCATGGCAGACATTTTGGATTCCAAATACGTGACTGTCTCATAAGCACCTATTTGCTGATAAGCATATCCCCTACTAAGATCCCAGGTTTCCTTGCAATACTGCTCAAAGGTCTTGTATTGCTCCCGGTACAGCCGGTTGTCCCGGATCGTGGCCAGGGCCTGGCCCACATGGATGAACGTGCCCAGCCCGGATTTGATGATCTTTTCGCACTGCTTGAGCTGGTGTGTCTCGATCTCTGTTAATGTGGTGGTGATATCGCCCCTTGCCTGGATCATTTCAGTGGGTGTCTCTGTCATGGATCATATTCTCCTTTTATCCGTTATGTTCCGCGTCGGGGCGAATCATGATTCGCCCCGACGCCGTCATCTGCTACCGCCGGCCTTTCTTGATTTTCCGGGATAACTGGTTCATCTCATAAACCGCTTTTTCCATCTTCCCTAAAAGCAGCTCCTCTTTCTCGTCCCGCGTCACCACGTCCCCGCCCGCTGATCCGGCGATCACCGCAACCGGCAGCAATGATCCCGTCACCCGGCAGATGGCGAACAATAATGCGCCGGGCATCCGGTATTCGGTGGGTTTGGAAAGGTAATGGTTGAACATGTGAAGGGAAAGGTGTTCTGAAGCAGACGGCCGGTCAGCCATTGCTTCCACTTCGGCAATGGTCGGCCAGCCGTAATGTTGATTAATCGCGTCCACCAGTTCCCGGCGGCGCATGCCCGATTCCCGGATGGTTGTTTTGACGGCCGCCGCCAGTTCAACAGCATCTTCGTCATAATATTCCGCGCAGGATTTCGGGCGATAATTCCGGCTGGCCATGGCCCGGTGGATGTCGTCTTTCTGCTTCAGGTAGGTGTCCACCCGGCGTGGCAGGTCGTCAAACGTCATTTGTGTGTGTGTCATTGGTTTCCGGCTCCGTATACGCATCTAATATCTTGGTTTTTTTTAGATATTGACCGGTTTGATTTTATCCTGTAAAATTAGATTAATTTTAATCAGGCCGCCTTGGGCGCATGCGCTTCCAGGCCGAAATATTTCGGGAATACGTCCTGGGTGGACTTGCCGATTTTCCCGGCAATCGCATCCATTACCCGGCGGGAAGTAAAACGTTCGTTGATAACAAGGGAAAGCGTCGCAGACGTCACACCCAGCTCTTCGGCAATTTCGGCCTGGGTGAATCCGGCTTCCCTGAGTGCGATCTTTCGCTGTTTTGGGGTCATTGGTCAGCTCCTTGATTTTTTTATAATTGATTTACTCTGGAAAATGTGATGGGTGAAAACGAACATTTAAAATAATATATTGATGTTGAAAAATTAACTGAATTAATTCGCCAAGCACTTCGTGATGTTCCGGAAGAAGATCAGCAGTTATCACAGGAAGGCCGTGCGCTGGTATGTATGATTCTCGCATTATCCGGTTCTCTGCGTGGTTTGAGCAGTTTTGATTTTGAGAAGATGAAAGACAACCTGTTATACTCCTCTCAGTCGTGTTTAAAAAACGGGTTTCCCGTCTCCGCGAATCATCTGCTTTGGTTACACGATCAATTAGAGTGATAAATTTTTTATCCATCTTAATAGTGTCTATTTTGTGGGTTTAATTTAGATAATTTTTAATTTACTCACAGGCGTGAGTGATGTCAAGAAAAATAATCACAATTGCGAGTTTTTTTTATGATTGGTT